TTCTATGGATCTTTACAATCATTAATCTCTTCTCCCAAACTGCAATTCATTTCCCAATGTTACAAATGCAGCGGCTCTTTCTAAGAACCGATTAACAGTATGTTGCGGAATTTCAATAAAGTGTTGTGCTGGAATCCTATAGGATAACGCAGCCTTCTTGACTCTCTTCCCAGAGTTAGTCATTCCTGCAGAAATCCAGAAGCTGCCATCTTCTTCAACTTCCTGGACATAATAGTAATAGCAAGAGGGAATATGCCTATCCCCTATTTCGATCTTTCTTCTATTGTTCTTTCGCGCAGGAACGAGACCTCTAAAGTCTCTGTCGATAGCCACCTGGCCATAATCACCGACATCCATTATGTCTCCTCAAAAATATCATTAAAGACTTTGGCCAGTTCTGAACGCTCCGTCTTGAAAAGTTCGAGACTTGCTACGACACTGCTCTTCCGTGCTGCTTCACTATTCACAACTTTATATAGCCCTGTATTCTCCACTGGCCCTCTTAGACCATAGCGCTGACGATAGTCCCCCATCAGAATCAGCTTGGTCCCTTCCGCAGGACGAGTCCCGAGTGCGTACATCTGTTCTGTCGTTAGGCTCTGAACCTCATCTGCGATAACAATTGAATTGTGCCATGAAGAACCACCAATTAACTGGATGGGCATAATTTCAATATGCCCCTTGGACATTGCTTGCTCTAGATAAGAACGACCATTGCGTCCCATAATCTGCTCAAGATTGTCGTAGAAGTTTCCAAGATATGGGGCGAGCTTCTCTTCAGCTTCTCCAGGGAATGCGCCCATCTTATCACCAACAGAACTCATTGGACGGGTTAGAATAATCTTCTCGAACGGGCTATTCTTACGCTCAAATAGCTGGTGCATAGCATAAGCCAAAGCGCAGATAGTCTTACCACTTCCTGCTCTGCCGATAACAATCTGACATTTGACTCTTTCGTCCATCAAAGTATTAAGAAGCATGTTCTGCTCCTTGTTTCGAGGCTTCAAGTTATAGATGGGAGATTTTGTGTAATCCTTTAACAGCCAAACCTCATCCCCCTTATGTCCAACTCGCACAATTGCTGTTGATTTCTCCCCATCAAAATACGAAGTAAGGACCAGGAACAGGTTAGGATAGAGACGCCAGCTCTTGTCGGGAGGGGCAACGCCCAAAGTCTTGCACTGATCCGCCGAGAGCATCAGCTCTTCTAGGCGATTAAATGACAAAGTCTTCTTGCTATAGATTTCTGCAATAGCCTCCGAGTCGACATGAACTACACGCACACCTGTAAAGTTACTCATCTGCACTCTCCTCTAGCTCCTCATTCGGAGGGGCCTCAGCTATAACTTGAGCGATATCTCCGAACATTCGGTGTCTAACACGCTCATAAACTATTGTAAAAATCTCAGGGTTCTCTTCGAGATATGCAATTGCATTTGGTCTACCTTGCCCTATGCGAGTAGCTTCAAGGGAGTACCAAGCACCTGAACGATTAACAATTCCATATTCTTCAGCGAGATCAAGTGTCTCTGCGAATATGTTGATACCGCGACCAAACTCGATGTCTAGTTCGGCGACCTTAAAAGGTGGAGCGATCTTATTCTTAATGATCTTTACTCTCACAGTGTTAGAAGTAGCTTCGCCATCTGAGTCTTTATTTGTAGCAGTACGACGGATATCAAGACGCTGAGAAGCATAGAACTTCAAAGCTTCTCCCCCTGGAGTTGTCTCTGGCACGAATCCATAAGTTTTCCATCCTTATGGTGTGGACTATATCATCATCCTAATTTCTTAGGAGCCTAGCACTTCGACTGGCGATTAAATCCAGCCTACTCTACTCACTTCCATCTCTCGATGTGTTTTCGATAGTCTCTACACCTTCCCCTTTTAAGAGGCTTGGCACGGGATTGCCCATTTATTGGAGGGGTTCCCCGTTAGCAGCTTTTCAGCCACACCTATTCATCAAATAGTTCACAAGGTTTTTTACTCAACATTACTGTCGAGGGAAACCCAAAGTAAATTGCTTAACTTTTTCAATGGCAGAATCCATTTCGGGCTCTTTAACAACTAGATACTTATAGCCATTTTCTCGAAGCCAATCAGTCTTGCGTTCATCACGTTCGACGATCTTATCTTTTGAGTGAGCCCAAGTACCGTTAACATCTATGCAATATTTACAACCAAGATAAAAGTCTATTGACCAGTTACCTATTTGTTTCTCGTAAACATATACAAGATCTAGATCATCTAAGATTCTTGCAATAGCGTCTTCTAACCTTGTTGATGACATATTCTTTCGGACTGTCACTCCAAGTAGCTGACGACGTTTTGCTACGGCCTCCGGAGTACACCCGTACTTATCTGCAATTTTAACATGCGATATATACGGGTTCCTCATCAAGTTTTCTGCCTCCTCTGTATGAGGAATTGAAATCTTATGGAGCCTATCTCTTTTAATTCCCAAGGCATCCATTAATCTATAAATAGTTTCATCGCACAGACCTAAATGATTCTGAAGATCAGTCAGTTTCTGTTGATAATTCTCTTTAAGATAATCGACTTGCCATTGTTCTAGTTTGTTAAATTTCTTACCATTAATTTCCATGTTAGAGCACCTCCTAAGAGGAACAATAACTGGAGTAATCTTAGTTAAGCAGCAACTTCTAGTTGATTTCCAAACATCACACCAATCTTCATACGAATCTGATTAGTGAATATGACTGTAGTCCCAGTATGCTTTGCCTCTGGAGTAACCATTCGGAGGGCCTGCGACATAAGACGAGCTTGTCGTCCGACATGGCTATCTCCAATCTGTCCCTCAAGTTCTTCTTTAGGAACTAAAGCAGCAACGGAGTCAACGATGATTAGCTTTACTTTACCAGTGCGGATTAACTTGTCTACAATCTGGAGAGCTTGCTCTCCGTTATTTGGCTGTGAGATGAGGAGTGTATCCACATCCACGCCAACATCCTGAGCATATTCTAAGTCAAGGGCATTTTCGACGTCGACGAATGCGCACGTTCCCCCTGCCTCTTGGACTTCCTTTATAGCATGGAGACATAGTGTCGTCTTTCCAGATGATTCAGGACCTATAATCTCAATGATACGGCCTCCGCCATATCCACCACCTAAAGCCCTGTTCAATTTCAAAGATCCAGAAGAGAACTTCTCAGTAGCTACTATTCGCCCATTGGCGCCTACTGTAAATAGTGTCCCTTCACCAAACTCTTTGTTGATAGCATCTATAGTTAGTTCTAGACCTAAATCTTCTTTTGCTTTCTTCTTACCTGCCACTTTCTCTCTCTAGCTCTTGAACAATACGGTTGATATACCATATAGACTTTTTCAAGTCCTCAAGAGGCTTACCTTTAAAACGATATCTACATAGATACTTCAGCGCACTTGCCGCTCTGAAGTCCATCTTCTGGTCTTCGATAAAGTCGATAACTTCAATTTGTCCCATGCAATAGTGTTTTGGATGCTGGACTGCGTCATCAAGCTGTTCAGACATTTAACTTCTCCGGTGCATATCTCTTTAAAACAGAGACAGCAAATTCAATTAGATCCTCAACTTGTTGGCCTGGTGGCTGACTTTTTACTCATAGTTCTGAATTCTCAGGAGAATTATCTGATCGGATTCCATTACAGATCCCTTAAACGAGACAGGCCCCGCCATAGCAAGCGAGGTTCTCAGCAGCCTTGGTATTGTCATCCGCCTCAGTCATCAAGGAGTAGTCAACTGGAACCATATCTGCCATTAGGCGGCTCCATTCTTCCTCATGCGTCACTGAGGCAAGGAGAGTAATAATTTCATCAGCATCTTCAAGATGAATCAATTGTCTAATCCGGATGTATGCTTCCCAGAGTTTCTCTGACTGATGCTTGGCCAATAGCCTATCCCCGGTCCAATTTGGTCCCTTAAAGGTCTTGTCCACATTGAAGATGAGTCTTGTATCCTCTCCGTCAAGAACACGTTTTAAATAGGCCATTACATGCCTTACATGTCCGAACTCATCATCGAGGAATCGACGGACATGTTTTGCCGCACCAACGTTAGCTCTGCCAAATTTCTCTACAAGCTCATCTTCGAACCAGATCTTCTGCATAGGGGCTTGCTCATATACAAAGTCACCAGATTTTGCGAGGAGGGAGATTCCAGAGAAGTAATCTCTATTATCCCAGATAAAATCTGCGACTGCTTCCCACTCGTCAGGGCCGACTGCCACTGTGTTGCTTACATTATGGCTGGCATTTTCAACAGACATCGGCCTGGCTGTACCATTCTTGACCCAGGCATTCTGTACAAGCTTCACCTTTTCCAAGAACTCGAGAGCTGTAATGTCGTCCTTCGTAATCGCACCTTCATGTGTTGTCACAGGGAACGAGATTACATCGTCACTCTTGTTCGCAGACCAGACTGACTCTTCACACATATGCGGATTGTAAAGTTTGAATTCTTGGTAGACAGGATCAAATTTATTCACTTGGACTCTACGAATTAGCTTCTTGGAGTGAGGCGGGTGAATGCCTGAACCTTGGCAGCCTAGCACAATTGTAGAGTTGCCCGCAGGCTTCACACAAGTCACTCGTGCAGCAGGTCTAATCCCGAGCAAAGCAGCCCAGTCTCTGTTTACCTCAATAGCGAGCTTCGCCATTCTTTCCAGGAGTTCTGTATCAAAGCAGAACTTCGGGTTATCCATCATCCCAGTAATAGAGATTCCCAGGAGAGACTCTCGTTCAATAATATACCTGGATTCTTCCTTAAGGTATCCTGGGTCTGTGTAGCCAGCTTGTAAGGTACCTATAATTGTGGCAGCCGTTACAACTTCAGCGAAGTCTTCCTCACTTTTGATTGTGGCACCATTAATCTCACAGAGATTACATACAGCAACACCTGATTCATAAGTCCAGCCAAGAGCTTTGAACTTCTCCTGGTTATTCAGCATATCTAAGGTATAGCTATTGTGGATCTGACCTTCAGGATTCTTGATTAAAACAGGATAGAGATTAATCTCCGAGCAGGGGTTGAATGTTGATTCAAGTGTATCGGCAAAAATAAACCCTGGTTCGCCAAACTCCTTTGTAGACTGGAAGAGCCTAAGGAATTGCTCCTTTGTCGTTTCCCCTCGTAAAAGGATGGCCGAATTATTTGCTCTTGCTCTCTGGGGATTGGAAATATACCAATCTCCAGTCTTGCAATTCATCATCTCCTCATCTTCCACAGAGAAGAGAGAGATCAAAGCTGAGCGTCTTACTCCACCCGCAAGAACGCTATCGCTCATATGACAGATGATATCGTGGCAGTCTATTGGACGAAGCTTCAAGAAGCCTTCGGCCATTACCTTATCGAGGACGGCTCGCACTCTATCAAGTGCAAGTCTAAGTGGTTCCGGTCCAGGAGCTTTCCCCCCTGTTGAAAGAGGCGCACCTTGAAGACGGATGCCACTTAAATCAAAGAGACAATAGACTCCCGAATATTCAGTCCCAACGTGATAGCTACTAATAAGAACATTAAAAGCATCAGCCCATCCTTCAATAGAATCCTCAACATTCACAGTTAGGATTCTTGAAGTATCAAAGAAGGTCTTTGCTGGAACTAATTGAGGCAGCTTAGCTACGTGATGCTTCTGAACCGAGAAGCCAACACCTGCCCCACATAGAAGCAGATATTCAATCTCTGCAAATACTCTAAGCCTATCTACATATGTAGTCGAACAGTTGTAACTACGCATGTTGTGCTTTAGCACTCCTGGTCCACCAAATTGGAGGGCTCGCTGGGATGCTAAAAGCTTCTTCTTCTTCACTAAATCAAAAGCACAAAGCACTTCTGCTCGTGCCATAGGAAAATTATCCAAGATAGAAGAATACTTCTTTAAATGCATATTGACCATTCGGTCAACCGATTCCTCAAAAGTCTCTCGACGCTGAGCTTCGGGATTATATTTTGCATACTTAGAAGTAAAATTGAAGGCGCTCATTAGGTCTGAGCCACTGACATTAGACATACGATTCACGTACCTCAAGAAGAAAAAGTGAGCAGGAGAGTTTAAGGAAGGAGAGACAATTACGGAGTCTTGGTTGACCCCGTAGATACATTCGTATCCGGTGTTGAATTATTGCTTGGCGCTGGGCTTGTCTGAACTTTAGTGATAACTGGCTGTCCAGTGGGATTACTTAAGGCCTCCTGGATATCCTCACCACCAAATGCACAAACAGCTACTGCTGCGAAGTCCGCATGTGACACAGAGCGACTTCTCTCAGCGCTTAGCGTATACCCCTTCATTGCTGCTCCGATAGAAGCTGCTGGGCGTGTATTTCCTGTAGAGAAGCCATAAGACAATGATTGCTCGTAGGCATGAATATCCGAAGATAGGAATGTGATTTGCCATGAATACTTTGTCTGCTGATGCTCAATCATATCCTTGATCCGCTGAGGCGAAAACTCCCGGCTCTGGTTCTCTTCACCGTCTGTAAGGACAGCTACCATCACTCGATCAGGTCTTTCGTGCT